ATGATCAGAAAAATAAATATTATTCTGGGAAAGCTGTCTCCGGGACAACTAAAGAGGGTATATGATTTTGTAAAACGAATCTACATATACCGGTAACTGAAAGGGAATCACGACATGTATGCGGTCGGGGATTCCTTTTTTCTATATAGCACCATTGCTTTCTACAAAAGCATTCAGATTCCCTCTTAGAGATCTTCTTATGTTAGGTGGCAAAGTTATGTACGTCTTGATAAAAGATCTGTCGGATTCATCAAGGCGGCAACATAATTCATCCAGAGCCGCTTCTGATAATTCGTGGAACATGTTCCCATCACCAAACATCAAGTAATCATAATTCGCATTATACTGCCTGCAGATGGCTTTTGCCATCTGATCGGTAAGTTTGCGGTTCCCTTTTTCTATATTACATATAGCAGTTTTTGTTACTCCTAAAGGACGCCCGAAACTCTGGAGCGTAAGTCCTAGAGAATTACGTATCACTTTTACACGTTCGCCGTGTGTCATAAAATCACCACCTTGCTATTTATCCCAATCGACTTTCTGTACCATATCTTTAACTTTAGCTTTTATCGCCTGCCGTAATTCGGCTGGGAGATCCAGATACATTTCTACGACAGCTCGATCAAAATCATCCAGATCAAACTGCATACACAGTTCATCTACGATAGTTTTCGGGAGATCTGTAAACATATCCCCTTCGCCATACATCAGGTAATCGTAATCTACATTGTATTCTCTACAGATAGATCTCGCCATCTGATCGGTGAGATTATTCACACCTTTTTCTATTCGAGAAATAGTCGTTTTTGTTACACCTAATTTTTCACCAAATTTTTCAAGCGTCAAACCAAGCTCTTTGCGAATCACTTTAATTCGTTCACCTTGTGTCAATGGTTATTCACCTCTCTTTCATTCGTAGCATAGCACACGGTTACAGAAACGTCAATAAAAAAGTAACCGTACGCAACAAAATCATATTGACAAAGTAACATACAGCAACTATAATGTAACCGTAAGCAACAGATAGAACGACAGGGAGGTGAGGAAAGATGAAATGCAATAAGTGCTCTGCAAGACTTCCAAGAAAAGCAAACTACTGCCCAAACTGCGGGAAAAGTGTAACAGGTGATGAAGAGTGTATAGAAGAAGCGTTAAAAATAAAAAATCCCGATAGCCGGAATGATTACGAAATGCTTTCACGTTTTGCGAAGATTCAAAGAAATGAATTCTTAAAGGAAAGTAAACAAAGAAAGCATCAAGTGAGTTTGGATCCAGATTCATTGATGGCAAGAGAAATCGTGTATCAGACGGCATTGATACATCAGATCTTGAACGAAGTAAGAGGAGGCAAGACCTCCCCTTAGAAATTATTTGTTTTCGAATGCGAAAGCTGAATCGTCAAAGGCTTCCTTTAGGCGATTGAACTCTATATCATTCCACTGACGAGAATGACCTGTGCGATAGTTAGATAAGAATTCATGCATATAAACATCGAAAAGACGGAAAATTTCTACTGCTTCGCCACGTTCCAAAACGTCTATACGTGCATAGTAGAGGGATTCGGCGGCAGCAAATTTTGAAGCGGCAATATTCAAATAAGCAACGGCAGCAGAATCATCTACGGATTCATCAAAAATGAATTCATGAGAATACTCAGCGTATAACATGGCACGGCGAACAAGAGTTTTGAAATTTTCAATTAATTCTAATTCATTATCATTCATAAGTATGCTCCTTTCTTTAAATACTCGGCTCCGGCCAGAGCCTGTAAGTAAAGTATAGAAGTGAAATGTGGATGAAGTCAACAAAAATGAGGAGAACATGATATGAGAAAACAGAAATTAAATAAAGAAAAATTCTTAAAAACAGAGTTTGGAAGTAACTTGATGGAATGCGTGACCGCTTGGGATCACTGGATAACGGAACTTGGTAAATTTACACCGAATGCAACAGGACGAGAATATAAAGAAGCGCAAAAGGCAGCGAACTGGTGCCAGGCACAATGGGAAGTATATCAGTTAGCCATGAAACAATTCTATGGTATTGAGTATTGTTTTAACAGAACAGATGAATATTTTGGAGTATATACAGAGGACGAAACAGATTATTTATTTGAGATAGAAAGAAAGGAATAAGAAATGATGATAGCAGGAAGCATGACGATGAGAATATATAATTCTGAAATCCATGAAATATACCATGATTTGGGATATTGGATTATAAATCAGTCTTATTGGTATCCAGATAAAAAATACACAAAGGAACAAGCGATAGAAGACTTTTTAAAGAACAGATAACCGAAACGGTCAGCAATGACCGTCTACCGGGAATGACCACCCGGTGCTGATGATGGTAGGTCAAGAAAAAGATAAACATAAAATCACATTAAGAAAGGAGAAAACCATATGACAACAGTACAGAACGAAAAAAACATGAGCAACCAGTTGGAAGATGTAAAAGAACTGATTCCGATGTACAAAGAATTGACACCAGATGAAAAGATCTACATTAAGGGCATGATGGCCGGATTCCAGACACTGAGACAGCTGGGAGCTAAGACAGCGTAAATGGAGGGCAAAGAAAAATGGTAATAGCAATGGCAATAGCCTGCGTCACGACTTCTATTGCGGTTTCGATTGCAACAACAAAAATATTAGCCGCTTATTATTTCAAAATTGTAGACAGCTATGTAGATGAAATGTGCAAAGAGACGAGAAGGTTCATCAACGAAGCTTGCGAAGAAATAAACGTGCTCCAGAATACAGGAAGTGCAATGATCAACACCCAGGAATTCGCAAGAGCCGTCAGGGGTGTATGTAACGAAGAAAAGGAGAAAGAAGGTGAACCAGATGAATTATAACGAAAGATTAATGCCATGCCCGTTTTGCGGTGGAAAGGCAAACATGATAACAATAGCCAATGGATCCACTCATCATGATGTAAGTTTTACATTTGGAATCGAATGCTCGGAATGTGGAACGTGTCTTCCGTGGGTACATGAATTAAGAGCCACACTTGAAGATGGCGAGCTGAAAATCACAAAAGATGAACGAGACAAAGCTGTTGAAGAGTGGAACAGAAGAATACAAAAGAAAAAAAGCGAGGAAGAATGATGAAAAGACCAAGAAAAAACATCACCGCAACCATACAGCCGAGAAAAGCAACCGACAAAGGCGGATGGCTGTGCATGCCATTAGCAGACAATATACCAAACGGTAAGAAAGGATGGAAAAAGATCCACTGTCCGATCTGCGGTGATATGTGTTGGAAGAGACCGGAAGACGAAGCTCTTATTCTCTACAACGGATTGGATGGAGCTGCATGCACACGGTGCGCTTTAAAGATGGGAGGTGACGCATCATGAACAAAAGAGTAAGAGAGATCATCAAAATGCATATGAATGCCGGATTAATACAACCAACCACATGGATTTCAATAATAGATCTGTCTGCAGGAAAAAGAGAAGGTGTTAGTGCTGGCGGACGATGGATATCAAAATATCTCGAAAGAGAGGTTGGCGCGTATAAATTAAGCGAGCGTAACGGGCTCTGCATTATGCTAAAAAGCCAAGAGGAATCGGAGGAAGAAAACCCATATTCGAAGAAAGAAGCACAGGATCCAGATGAACTTATTCCGGACCTGGTAGAGAAAGCACAGATGCAGCAGACATTATACGACGTATTGAGAATGCTGGACGAATGGGAATATCCTTCAAGATACATCGACGATGCAGAAGAGAATCTGAGATGCGCTACCAGAGAGCTGCGCGACGAAATCGAGAAAATCCAGAACGTAATGGCGAAAGAAGGAAACAAGAGAGAATGATGGACCAGAAGAAAATTGATCTCCTGAAGAAATTGAAAACCTTGGCAGAACAGGGTGTTGGCGGAGAAAAAGAAACAGCTCAGAAGAAACTGAAACAGCTGATGCAAAAGTACGATGTGGAAGAAGAAGAACTGTCAGACGAGACAGAAGAAAAGTATGAATTCACGTTCCACGGGGAATTTGAAAGAAGACTGCTACTGCAGGTAGGGTACAAGATTCTCGGAAAGAAAATAAAAGAGAAAATGTACGAATACAAAAAAGGCGCTGGAAAGAGAACGACCAGAATAATCGAATGCACAAAAGCGGAAGCGTTACAAATTCGTATAGAGCACGAATTTTACTGCGACTTATGGAAGGAGGAACAAGACTTTTTCTTTGAATGCTTTATCCAAAAACACCGGATATTTACAGAAGACAATGAAGAAAAAGCAGGAAAAAACAGAAAAATGACGAGGGAAGAACTAATCAGAATGGGTACTGCAATGGGGGCCATGCAGGACAAAAGCATGACACAAAGAATTGAGGGATAACAAATATGAAAAGACATATCCGGAAAAATAAGGTGATCAGAACAATCAAGATTATTGAGATTGAAGCAACGCTACTGATTACAGAAGTAATATGGCTCTTGCTCCTGCTTTACTGCAGAGCAGCGGGACCATTAGATATCGTATGGAAGTAAAGAAAGCAACAACAGATACAAGCAAGTGAGCATATATAGATAAAAAAGGAGGTACATAGCATGATTGTAGAGACGATCGTAACAAACGGATGTACGTGTCATATATCAGATGAAGCGTATAAAGATAAAAGCCAGGATGAGATCCAGCGTATCATTCGTGATTTTTCAGATCTCATTGCCAGGTGCATGAAAGAAAAGATGGCGAAAGCATCATAAAAGAAAAAGCCTTCAGGAAACTGGGTGAAGCTCCTGAAGGTACACAATGCATTGATTTTCCCAAACCTCACAACCACGGGGTAAAAGTCAAATACATCTATAAAAATTATAGAACGAACTTTCGGGAAAGTCAATGCATCATATTGCCGTCTTTTTGCCAAATATCCGGAACAAATCAGGGGGGGGGCAATACCCCCCGTTAAGCACTTGATAAAGATATTAAGATAAGGACCGACAGCATGATAAAAAGAGTGACATATAAGCTGAGAAAAGGAGAAGTCCTGATCGTACAGGAGTACCATGACGGGAAGTATGGGGCGAAGGGATTACCAAGAAAGAAAAAGAAGAAAGCTACAAAAGAAGACATTGCAAGAGTAAATAAATGGAATAAGACGAAACGGTGCCAGATACGTCTCTTGGAATACTTCGAACCGAACGATCTATTGGTCACCTGGACATACAAAGTAGCGAACAGACCGGCAACAATGAAGGAGGCAAAAAAACATTTTGCGGAAGCGATGCGGAAAGTAAGGAGAGAGATCCGAAAAAGAGGTTATGAAAACTTCTATATGCGGAACATCGAAAGAGGAACAAAGGGAGCATGGCATATTCATTTTGTGATTAAAGAGGTTGGAGATACCGCCAGCATTGTGCAGAACGCATGGGATAAAGGCGGCACGTGGCTGACAAAGATAAAAGACAGCGATTACTACGGCGAGGATATGCTAAAGCTTGCAGAATACCTCACAAAAGACGAGCATACCACGGAAACGAAGAAAGATGGCACACAGTCCAAACCAAGGATTAAAGAGTCGGACTTCCACGGATCCCAGAATATGCCTCTCCCGAAACCACACCCGGACAAGCTCTATAGGTGGAAGAAAGAGATAAAGCCGAAGAAAGGCTACTACATAGCACGGATGTGGGAAGGCGTTAACCCGAAGACAGGATACAAATACAGAAGATATACGATGGTCAAGTTGAACAGGAGGATTTGATAAATGAGTACAACGGTAAAACAGATGATGAGATATTTGAGCGGATATCCGGATGATGCCAGGATCGGCACGATGGTAGTAGATACAAAGAACAGGAAGAAATACCAGATAAAAGACGGAAACTGGCTTGATATGTTTTCGTACCCAGTTCTGGTACTGGATGTCGGAGAAGCGTGCAATATGGATGCCGCTGAAAAAGCAGTGGCATGTGAATGCGAAGAGCCGGAGATATTAGACGTGAATCCCTATGTGGTTGCTTATAGATGCAAAAACTGCGGGAAAATACGTAGGGAATCAAGGGTACACTTTGCACAAAAGAAATGTGATAACTATTGCTCTAATTGCGGACAGAGATTCAACTGGGAAGGCATAGATGAATTCGGTCGGAAGAAAGAGGGGGATCCTGATGAAGCTTAAAAACATGAAAAGAAGTGAAGATACAGAACAGATCCATGTATGTAACTGGGCGATGTGGAATGAGAATCGTTACCCGGAACTGAAATGGCTACATCATATCCCGAACGGTGGCAGCAGGAACAAAGCAGAAGCGATAAAACTTAAGAGCATGGGAGTAAAGTCCGGGGTATCTGATCTGCATCTTCCGTACGCCAAAGGGGTATACATCGGACTGTATATCGAAATGAAATACGGAACCGGCAGACATCAGGACAGCCAGATAGAGTTTCTGCACGACATGGCAAAGAACGGACACTATGTAGCTACCTGTTACACGGCAGGAGACGCGATCACAGTTCTGGAAGAATATCTGCAGCTTGATAACATGATGGAAATGTTGGAACCAAATGACAGTATCTGGAACGAAGGAAAGATTAAAGAGCTAAAGCGCAGAGCACCGAAAGAGGTGGAAGAATGGACGACAGAGAACGGCAGAGCATAAGAGAATTCTATGAAGTATACAACATGATCAAACAGGGAAGAGAGCTCCGGGTAAAGACAAGATTCACACTGAACCACGGAGGAAGTATCCAGATCTTTGAAGGGATAGGCATCCATAAGAAACAGATCCTGAAAGTAGAAAGTGATGAAAGCTGGATAGAGTGCTATAGAAGGGCAACAGAAAGCCTGGTGGAATGGGAGAGAACGGAAGAACAGGAGGCAAAAGTATCGTGAAAATAATCGCAGTAATGAACCAGAAAGGCGGGATCGGCAAGACTATGACGGCCGCATCCATTGCCTATATTCTGGGACAGGAACAAGAAAAGAAAGTACTGGTGATCGATGCTGATCAGCAGGGGAATATATCTATGCTCTACGGGGCATATGATCCGGAAGGAAGAGGACTTCCGGATCTGCTGGAGAACCATGAACGGGAAGGTGGTACATACACTACATCCGAACTGATCCAGACAACACCGTACGACCGGATAGATATTATCCCGTGTAACGGCTATCTGATGAATACCAACATGTACCTGATGAAGACAGAGGAAGGCAATCAGATCTTAAGACTAGCAGAAGATTTGGAAGACGTAGCGGCCGCATATGACTATTGCATTATTGATTGTGGTCTGATCATGGACATGACAGTGATGAATGCACTGGTGGCAGCAGATCTCGTGATCGTACCGGTGAAACTCGGAGGGTTCGAGATCGAAGCCGCTGATAATATGGATGAACAGCTGGAAAGCATCCGGAAGTTCAACGATCGGATCCGGATGAAAGTCCTGATCACAATGAGGCAGAAGAATAAAACAACACTGCAGGTAGAAGAGTGGCTAAAAGAAAATTCCGGACACGATTGTTTCCAGACAGTAATCAGAAGATCTGTAGTAGCAGAAAAATCCACGATCGCACACGTGCCGCTCTTAAAGTTCTCCAAAGGATGTATAGCATCACAGGACTACAGAACAGTCACATATGAGCTTTTGAGAGATCTGGAGGGCGGACAGGATGAATAAGAGACAGGCGAAGAAATTATACAAGAAGATTCACGGGTGCAACCCACCAGAAGGAAGAATCCCGGCGGTACTTTTAAGAGATCCGGGCAAAATGAACACACACACCTTTCTGGACAAGCAGATGAACATGCCAGTTTTTAATCCAATGAAACCGATAGAGACAGGACTGAGATTGCCCGAAAGTGTACTGGAAACAATATGTAGAATTAATAAGCCGATAGAAGACATCCTGACGCAGGAAGAGCGTGAAAGAGTTACGATTGCAACACGATGCTTTAGGAAAACAATGAACGACAGCATTAGACGGATGAACAGCCGGTTTAGGGCAATACGGAAACAACTGAAAGAGAGTAACGATCCGGTAGTAATAACCACCAGAAGTCTATCGGAAAACCGGAAGAAGAACAAGGGAGCATCCTGGAAAAGAGTAAGGAGGAATAGATAGATGGCTACTGGATGGAATGTGATGGACGCGCTTAATAATAAGACGAAGGCGGCAGCAGAAGACAACAAAACAAAAGCAAGATTCCGGACAAAGGATATTGCAATCAAGCAGATGTACAGTAACGACAAGAATTTCTATTCTATTCCGGATATTGAACAGCTGGCACAGGATATCCTTGCCGTAGGCTTATTAGAGAACTTGACGGTGGTACACGATCCTTGCGATCGTGGCGAATACCGCATCATAGCCGGAGAACGAAGATGGAGAGCGTTGACGCTCTTGGTAGAAAAAGGCTATGAAGAATTCTCCATAGCATCATGCCAGATCAAGACACCTGCAGAAGAGCATGAAGAGATGATCCAGTTAATCATAGCAAATACATACCGGAATAAAACGGTAGCAGATATCCTGGAAGAACAGAAGACACTGGAAGAAACACTGAAATACATGAAAGAGAATGGACTGACACTTCATGGTTACAAATTGGACAGCGGACGTTTGCGGGATGTCATAGCCAACATGATGCAGGTATCATCCACCAAGATTGGACAGATTGAGTCGATCAACAAAAAACTGATCCCGGAATTCACGGAAGAGTTAAAAGAAGGACGATTAACATTTTCGGCTGCATACGAGATCAGCAAGATGTCCGAGGATATCCAGGAAGATATGCTGGAGCATCACCGGGAAAAGGGACTGACATACAAAGATGTGAAAGAATATGCCGAAGAGCAGAAAAAAGCAGAAGAAGAACAAATTGATGGACAGCTGAGCATCGAAGATATAAATGACGGTGCGTGTCAGAATCTGACACCGGAAGAAAATTCTGATCAGAATGAAGTAGTGATGGTACGCATTCCAACAGAAGAAGAAAGAGAGTATCTGGAATTAGTAGCGAGAGAAATGGTGAGCACATACAAATACTGGTTCCGTGAAAATGCGGAACGGATAACAGGGCAGAATATAAGAATGTGCAATGAACTGATAAAACAAAATCTGCATCCGGGAGTATCGGGAAGAACTTGGGTGTTTGAAGGAACTGACGGGAAAGATGTCGGGGAAATAAGGATGTATTGCGGATATATCCAGTTGTGGATAGATAACGAAAACAGAGGAAATTTTCATTGGCTTGACTTAACAGGAGCCATCAAAAAAGTGTTGGAGGAAAACGTAAAAGAAGAAACGGAAAAAAAGGAGAAAAATGAAGAACAGGAAGAAAAAAGCGAAGAAACCGAAGAGATTGAAACACCTGACACCTATGCAGTATCTGGCCTGGAAGAAGAACCTGCAGAGAAAGAAAATGAATATAGATACCAGGACAAAGAAGAAACGCAGGAACGACTTCCGGAAGAAACACAACTACATGAAAAGAAATCCGGGAAAACAGATCTTGATATTGCCAGGGAAGAAAATCAAAAATACAGGAACTATCTGGAAATGGCGAAAGGACATATGGATACCAATGACATCCGGGTGCGGACGTACAAGGTAATGATTGCGGCACTGGCCGGATATATCAATGATCTGGACACGGTAATGAATCCACCAAAAGAACCGGAACAGCCAGAACTTCCAAGATTAAAGAATAACGATCAGCGAAAAGAATGGCTGAAAAATTATAAAGCTTGGGGATTATGGTACACAGATAAAAACATAAATGTAAATTATTATAAATACGATTTCGCCGACGGCAGCAGGCTTGTAGCTACAGAATATCCAGACAGAATAATGGAATGGAACGGCGAAGAGAAAAGAGACAGCTACTATTTCCATCTGTTAGAAAAAAATAAAAAAGCGTATGGAAATAAAAAAACATATGATAAGCAGTACGTGTATGCTCCGGACAGTGAAACGTATTTGGTAGAATTTTTGAAATGGTTACAAAAGAAAGTGTGATATCTATGAGAATCAAAAATGTAGACCCAAAAGGTTGGTATGACATTCCAGGTTATGATGGAATATACCAGATTAATTACTGGGCAGACATACGAAAGAAATTAGGGAACGGGAAGTATAAGCACCTAAAATCGTATGTAAAGAAGAATAATCAGGGAAAAAGACTAATTAAGCTGAAAAGGAAAGAGGTAGTAGTCATGAGCCTGATGCGGATCACGTTCATCGGAGATCTTCCGAAAGGATATGTAACGTATCACAAGAATGGAATTAAAACTGACGACATACTTGGGAATATCGGAGTAATCACCAAAAAAGAACTATCCAAAAAAAACTGGACAGATGAACGGAAGAGCAACCAAGGTAGCAAAGATCAACCAAGACGGCGAAATCGTAGCATTCTATAAATCGGCAAGAGAAGCTGCGCGGCAGAACTACATGAGCTATCAAACAATACTGGATCGCATAAACGGAAAGGTAAAAGGCATCTATGCACCGGATGGATACGCATACTGTAAAGACTCGGACAAAGAGATAACAGAGATGATCAGAAAGATAGAACGGAAGAACACAGAGGAATGCGGCGCGAAATTTATAAAAGCACCGGAAATAGTATTTGATTTTTAGAAAAACGAAGATGGAGATAACGGGAATGAAACTGAAAGAATTACTGAAAAAAATAGATGATAGAGAAATGTTGAACATCTACAACAAAGAGAAAGACTGCATCGGCAGAATGGAACCGGAAAATGCAAGAAAGTATTTAAGCATATTATTACTGGAAAGCGAGGTAGACGTGATACGAACGTGTGGCGAAGAAATTGAAATATATATGAAAGAGGATGAACCACAAAGAAAGGAATAATAGAGATGCACATAACAGTAAAACAAGGAATTGATAACTGCTATCTGGCACACCAATATGAGCATCCAGGATACGAAGAAGATAGATGCGCTGGCTTGCGAACGTGCAATGGTGGAGGAGAGCCGATAGACAAATGTAAGGAATACGCTCTGTACTATGGGAACAGAGAACTACAAGAGGTGATGAGATGAGACTGATAGATGCCGATGCAGAAATAAAGAAAATTGAAGAAGAGATACAACACACAGAAAAAATAATTGAACAATGGAGATCAAGAAAAATACCAAGCAAAAATCTATATGACATAGATAAAAATATCCGGAAGCTTGAGAGAAACATAACGGATTGCAAAATAGAAATTCGGATACTGAAAAATTATACTACAGCATACGATCCGGACAAAGTGATAGAAGAATTGAAAGATAGCACCGTAGAATTTGAACTGTTTGGAACGTGTTCGGATTACGTAGAAATAAATCATGCGATTGAAATTATAAAACGGGGCGGAGGTACTGACAAGGATGAAAAATGATATAAAGAAGAACGGATCCGGCTATTATGATCCGACGGCATTCAAAGCAATAATAAACACAGGGGGGGTAAATAACATGGAAGTATACAAAGGAGATATATTCTATATTGAAAAAGGTAAGACAGGAGAGAAATCACCAGCGGTCGTAGTATCAGCAACAGAAGTGATAGAGGAAACCGGCTGTGCGCAAGTAGCATGGCTGACGAATAAAGAAGAGAACTCTTCTTCGACACATGCAAAAGTTATGTGCATGACACCATCAGTAGCGATATGCGAGAAACTGTCATTCGCCTATCTTGACCGATTCGGAGAGTATATCAGAACATGTACAGAAAAGGAAATACAGGATATAGATAATGCGATGCTGGCAACGTTTGGAATTGAACGACAAAATGACAATGCGGATTGCGAAGAAATAAGAACGCTCAAGAAAGAACTGGAAGAAAAACAAAGAGAAATAGAAGAGATGAAAGTCTCTGCAAGAGAGAAAGAGACAGAAGAAAAAGAACCAGACGACCAGATGGAAGAAACGGCCAATAGATTGCAGCATGAAGCAAGTGTCAAGTGCAGTAGAGAGCTTGAAAAAGCCCAGAAATACAAAGAAGGATACACACAAGGTGTAGAAGATCTTCTGAGATGCATAAGAAGAGGCGAGTAGCATGGAAATAAAAGAAAAATTAAAACACTGGCTCATAATGGTACGTACTAACCAATGCTGGGGATGCTGCTTATTCTGCCAATGGTGGGATATGTGTAAATGGGAAGACAGAGAAGAGGAGGAATAACAAAATGAAAAGACGAAAGATAACAGGATTAATAGCATGCATAGTATTAATAGCGTGTCTGACAGGATGTGCAGAACTTGGTTCAGCACTAAATGACATGCAGGGGGATTTGACAGGAAATACATACACAATCAACACCTATGATAATTATGGAAATAAGATAATGACGACACAGGGAGAAAAGATCAATATCGAAGGGAATAGAGTGAAAACAACATCGTATGATAGTGGCGGATCTGTAATAACCGGATATGAGTTATCATCGGTGATCACAATCAACATTGACGGCAAAGAGATACAAAGCTGTGGAGACACCTGCATATTTGAACAAAATGGATTAAAAGCAGAGGTGAATTTTACACAAGAAGATATCCAAAGCCAGTCAACCGGAGCAATAACAGACAATACAATCATAGCTGGAATCGTTAATAAATATAAAAATTCTTTTGGAAAATCCAGGGTAGTAGTAATCAAGTCACAATTAGGTCAGCCGATTACAGCATATTCAGGAGATAAGGTATATTGGAAGATTCCGCAAGATCTTCCAAAGATGACAAAGTTGATGATAGACGGCAAGGCATTATATATTCACAGAGCCAACTTCCAGATAATAGACAAGGAATTATTGAAGTAAGAAAGAGGCGGGAAATGACAAGAAAAGATATTCTTAAAAAACACGGATTCAGCTGGACGAGCAATGTCAACCTGAAGGAAGAACTTTCAGAACAGGCGGTACCAGAATTCCTGACAAAGAGAATGAACCTTCCGGTCAGAAGAGAAGAAGAAACGGGATGGAAGAAACAGATGTACAACAAATTCATAAAAGGAGCAGGCAGATAACGCGAAAAGTGTCCTGCTTGCGCTTGACATATGGAAATATCAGGGAAAGCGATTTGCAAATATGAAAAATATGAAAAAACGTGAGGATGATCAGCATGAATTTGTAAGAGCCTGTGATGAGCTTAAAACAGAGCTGGAAAAGACGAGGATGTATAAGATGATAACCAGATTGTTGGATTGGTTGGCAGAGAAAATAGAATAGCTTGCACTTGCCGGTAATTGTATCACGACAGCAACCGGTTGATATAGATTCCCTCCGGCGAAAGTCGGACGGCAGCAGTCGGAGGAGAAAGGAGAACCCCGTGAGAAAAAAAAGTTAGGAGCAAGGAAGCAGGACCAAATGAAGATAGGCACCAATGCAGGACGTGCATCTACAGAGCATGCAGAACCGGCTTGGGTGGTTGTAACTATATTGGAGTAGAAGGACATAGCAGAGGGTGCACAGTAGAAAACTGCACAGTATACGTAAAAGGACGTAAAAGAAAGAGAGCATTGTGGTAGGTGAATGAAATGAGACAACATATATGTGACGGATGCGGGATGCCGATAGGCGCAACGTATTACACAATAAGAATATACGCAGGATGTGACGGACCAGGCGGAACGGCAAAAGCGTACGAACATAACATGAGACAGGCGATGCAAGATATGTATGGACCGAAAGAATATTGTGAAGCGTGCAAAGATAAAATTGAAAAATGTATAAAACAATGTGTGAATCACGGAAAGGAGAACTATGAACCATGAAGGTTATAAAGATCCGACAGCAGACAAAGCACTGCACAGATACAACCAGATGCCCTACCACATGCGCAGAGCACTGACTGATCTACAGGATATAGCAAGTCTGTTCGGATTTGATATCTTGATAATAAAAGACAGACGGACAGGGAGGAAATTTAAAGTTGAAAATGAGACCAATCAACAAAGATAAGTACGGTATTGATACGAATAGGTTTTTGGAGATCAAATACCATTGCTTGCAGTATCCGGAATGGAGAAGAGAACTCGCAGAACTTACAAATACCATAAAAGCCATGCAATATGGTCAGGAAGGAAAAGGAAGTCCAAGCCAGGCGTCACAGACGGAACACCTGGCTATTAAACGTATGGAGCTGGAGGAAAAATGTAAACGGATTGAACAGACAGCAATCGAAGCAGACGCAGTAATCTATCCGTGGATTCTGGAAGGGGTTACAACAGACTATGCGACATACAGATACTTAAGGGACTCTAAGAAGATTCCATGTGGAAAAAAGATGTATTATGAACGGCGAAGAAAATTCTATTACCTGATGTCAAAGAAAATTTAAAAAAGAGGGGGACTCAGGATACAAGAAAGTGTGTTATTATGGTAACATCAAGAAAAAAGAACAAAGGACATGCTCACCCGAAGGGTGGCAGCAGTCGAGAGATTGTGGCCATCCTTTTTATGTATAGAGAAGTAAAACAGAGGTGCTGATATTTACCCGAAGGGTGGCAGCAGTTAATAAAAATATCAAAAGAAGCATGGAACTGTTGACATATGGTGCACCATATGATATTATATATACATAAGGAGGTGAGGTACAGATGGGAAAGAAAAAACGAAAGAAAAAGAGAACTGCAATAAAGCTACTGATAGAATTTCTGATTGCGCTCGGAACATTCTTGACAGGGTTAGCAAGCTTGATTACAGCTCTCAAATAGGGGAAAGGGCGAAAGCCCTTACCTCTTGTAAAGATTATAACCCATCTGACAGGATATGAAAAGAATAAGATTCAGTGAATTGTTTTTGTTTGCGGCGATTGTAATATTCTTTGGATCCGGAAAGAACATCTATAGTAGTGTATTGCTTATGCTTGCATCAGCATACATGATGATAGATATAGCCTCGGAACTTAAGAAGAGGAGGGAAGATAATGCCGGTCGGGAATCCTAAAGCGCAGACGATTGCCACCAAAAGATACGAGAAGAAGGCAGGCTGGGTATCAAAGTCCTACAAACTCAAGAAAGAAGTTGTGGACGAATATGCAGAAGCCTGCAAGAAAGCGGGAGTGAGTGCCGCAGGACAGCTCACGAAGATGATGAAAGAGTTCATCGAGGAAGTAAATAACGGATAAAGAAAGAGCACTTGGAGAAATCCAGGTGCTCTTTTGCGTGGAGGAATTATGCTAGTTACGTGCAAAAATAAAGGTTGTATACATTACTGGAAGCTTAGCAAGAAAGAACATTGTCCTGCAGAAGAAAGTTGCCCTGGATATATGAGCAATAGAAGAGAAGGGCAGAAGCAGATTCCCAAGTGTAAAGACTGTGAGTTCTGCAAAAGGATCTACACAGATCAGGGAAAAGAATATCACTGGGAGTGCTGTTACAAAGGCAGACACAAGACGTTATTAATGGTAGATCAGAGACGTTGTGACTGCCGGTTATAGTGGAGCTGGAGGGTGCGGAAAGGGAGCACGCCGGTCTTAATAGCCGGAGGACACAGGTTCGAATCCTGTTCCAGCAATTATGAAATGGACACAACAAGAGATAAAGAAACTGATAGAAGAGAATAAGCTGTACAGATTCTATAAGAGCAAAGAGTGGATCACATTAAAGAACAATGTACTGGATAAGTTCCATCATGAATGCCAGTGGTGTAAGGAGAAAGGAAAAGTATCAAGAGCTGAGACAGTGCATCACGTACAGTACGTCAAGACGCATCCGGAGCTTGCACTGTGTGAGTTCTATGAGTACAGAGGAAAGCAGTACAGGAATCTGATACCACTCTGTCATGACTGTCACGACAGAGCGCACGAAAGAATGAAGTACAGGAAGGTGAAGCAGGTGAATGAAGAACGATGGTAGAAGAAGAGATAAAGGTTGGAGATCGTGTTACGTTTACGGGACACGGATACAGGAGAGCAATAGCATATGGATATGCGAAGCTGTTCGGAGAGAAGGAACACAAGGTTCTGGAGGTTCGAACGTCCTGCTGTAACAGATTCATTGTATTGGACGATGTGGACGGAATGTATTCCGATAAATTTTTTACAAAGGTACCCCCGGTACCCCCTATACCCTAAATCTGTGGGGGACGCTTACAACGGGTAGGGGGCACGCCTGAACCGCGCTGACTCGCGCGTGATAAAAAATGGAAAAAAGTTGGTGGTGAAATATATGGCGCGAAAGTCGAAAAAAGCCCGCGAAATGGACGAAATCAAAGAAAAAATTAAATCCAGTTTAATCAAACAATTACGTGCAAAAGGTGCAGAAACGGCACATTTTTTGGACATAATTGATGATTATATGGAGTTTTACGACACAAAAAAGGCTCTACAAGAGGACATAAAGGAACGTGGAGTGTCGTACAAGACACTTTCTGCAAACGGATTCGAGATCACAAAACAGAACCAGTCTGTGAAAGATATGGTGGCTGTAGAAAAGCAGATGTTGAGCATCCTGAAGGAGTTAGGACTGACGACGGATGAACCAACAGGAAATGAAGTAATCGATGAAGATCTGTAAACAGATTGACCAGTATATTGAATTCGTAAGAAGTGACGAAGCAGTTGTTTGCGAGGAGCAGCTGCTTCTTTGCGATTTTGTGGAAAAAGTATTCGCGGAGGAAGATGTCTATGTAGATAAAGAACAATTAGAAAGATACCTGGGACTGGAAAAGTACTTCCCGTACAAGCTGTTACCGTGGGAACAGTTCTGCTTCGCTTTGCACAACTGCGTGTATAAAAGAGAAGACGGCCAGTTGAGATTCCCATATCTGATAATTTTAGTTGGACGCGGGGCAGGAAAGAACGGATATCTTGCGTTTGAAGATTTTGCGTTGGTCACACCAGTCAACGGAGTGAAAGAATACCACATCGACATATTCGCTACATCAGAGGACCAGGCAAAAACGACATTCGAAGATATATATAACATCTTGGAGGACAACAAAAGATTCTTCAAAAATACGTTCAAGTGGAATTTGGAATGTATCACCAACATTCGGACAAGATCGAAGATCAAATACCACACCCGTGCACCGGACACAAAAGACGGAGGTAGACCGGGGAAAGTAGATTTTGACGAATACCATGCATACAAGGACTATAAGCTGATCGAGGTAGCGACTGGAGGACTTGGAAAGAAAGACTTTCCGAGACGAACAGTCATATCCACGCAGGGGGATATCCGGGATGGCCCGCTAGATGAATTACTGGAAACTTGCCTACAGATCTTGAAAGGAGAGATTCCGGATAACGGGAAACTGCCGTTCATCTGTTGGCTGGATGATCCGGAAGAAGTAAAGGATGAGGAAAAATGGCAGAAAGCAAATCCATCCTTGAGAAACTTCCCAACTCTCCTGACAGAAATGCGGATGGAATATGAAGAGTACAAGTTGGATCCGGTAAATCACACGTCATTCATGACTAAACGAATGAACCGGCCGCCAGGGGAAACGCAGTATTGTGTGACAGAATGGAAAAACCTAGAAAAAGCAACCAGAAGCCTCCCGGATCTTCGTAATCATTCTTGCGTAGCTGGAATTGATTATTCCAAAACGAATGATTTTGTAGCCGCCGGGTTGCTGTTTAAAGTCGGAGATAAACGATATTGGATGCATCATACGTGGGTATGTAAGAAATCGAGAGATCTTCCGAGGATCAAATACCCGCTGAAAGAAGCTGAAGAAGAAGGAGTATTGACGATGGTGGACGACGTGGAGATAGATCCGGAGTATGTGACAGACTGGCTTCTAGAAAAATCGAAGCTATACAAAATCGAATCCGTGGTGATGGATAACTTCCGGCAGACATGGCTCAGAGAAGCACTTGGCAAAATAGGATTTTCGGATGAAAAGAGGAATCTGAAACTGATCAGACCGAGCGATGAAATGAAAGTTGCTCCGGTAATTGGGTATATGTTCGCGCGTGGATTGATTGCCTGGGGAACCAGCAAGATCATGCGCTGGTACACATGGAACTCAAAAGCGGTGACAGACAAAAAAGGCAATGTCACATATGAAAAAATAGAGCCGCGTTCACGAAAAACGGACGGTTTTAAAGCGTTCGTGGCAGCAGTCACGAATGAAGAAAGAATCAAACAAAGAAGAATTATTAAGAATAGAATAAGCACAGTATGTTAGGAGGCATAGCATGGGAGTCGTAAACTTCCTGAATAAACTTTTAGGGGTTACCGGAACAAATGGAGAGACGATTGTAATAGATATACCCGCATCGATCTACTATAAAGAACTGGCAATATACACAGCGAGCTCGTATTTAGCAAATGCAGTCAGCATGGCAGAAATGAGAGTGTTCAACAAGGGGAAACCTGTAAAAGATCAGGATTATTATTTGCTGAACGTAGCACCGAATAAAAATGAAAACAGCAATTATTTCTGGCACAGAGTTATCAGGAAAATGACACGAACGAAAAAAGGCGCACTGGTAGTCGAACTAAATGGAGAACTACATTGTGCAGAAGATTTTACGGTCGTGCAGGAAAGACCAGTTTTAGGGAATATCTACGGTGGTGTTGTATTATCCGGGGGCTTACAGCTTAACCGGACGTTCCGGGCGGAGGAAGTATATCTGTTCCGGATGGAGGACGAATGTGCACAGACGCTAATTGATGGAGTGTACCGGGAATACGGGAAGCTCCTGGAAACAGCAGCGAGAACTTTCAAGGATACAAACGGAAGGAAGTTCAAATATAAGATAGACGCAATTAAAGCCGGGGATGATGAGTTCCAAGAACAATTCAAGAAAGTTGTTGCCAAAAATATCAAAGATTACATGGAAAATGAATACGCTACGTACGTGGAGTATGATGACGGGATACTGGAAGAGCAATCCACAAAATCCCCGAAAACCTCCGATGATTTCGTGAATATCCGGAAAGATATTTTTGAAATGGTCGGACAGGCGTTCAAGATTCCAATGTCTATGATGATGGGGAATATCACGAACCTGAAAGAGGTGTGTGACGTGTTCCTGACGTTTGGGGTAAATCCGCTGGCAAATACCATTTCGGAAGTACTAAATAAGCGTGCGACCGTCTACGAGTACATGAACGGGAATTATTACCAGTGCTACACGGGCGGAATCAAACACAGAGATCTGTTTGAGAGTGCAGCCAATGTAGAGAAGCTGATCGGCTCAGCGATCATAAATACAGACGAAGCAAGGGAGGAATTAAGCTTGGTACCATTAAACACACCGTGGAGCAAAACGTATTATGTTACGAATAACTTCAGGGAAGCAGACAGCACAAGGACAGCAGCGAAAGGGGGTGAGGAGGATGAATAAGATCGGTGGAATTTGCTTTGCACACCAGCAGGTTGGAACAGTACATAAAATCTACCTGTATGACGAAGTAAAAGCGAAAGGAGACTTTAACTGGAAGACATTGGAATATGACGAGTCCGAGACTTCGGCAAACCATTTCCGAGAATTGTTAGAGGGCGTGTCAGATTCTGACACTATTGAGCTGTATATCAATTCAGATGGTGGATCTGTGAAAGAAGGAACTGCCATTTTCACAAACCTGAAACGTTGCAAAGCATACAAGACGGGTTATGTGGACGGAGTAGCGAACAGTATCGCCGCTACGATTCTCCAGGCATGCGATCACCGCGTGATGGGGGAGGGAACAGGAATGGTCCTTCACAATATGTGGACGGTAGCCATAGGCAATGCGGACGAACTCAGGAACCAGGCAGACAAGTTGGATGCCTGGATGAAAGCATCCAGATCTCTTTTCATGAATCGATGCGGCGGGAAGATCACAGAAGAGGAGTTAAAAGACATCATGGATAAAGAGACACTGCTTGATCCAGACACGGCTCTGGAGATTGGGGTGATTGATGAGGTTGCCGGACGAACTACGGTAGAGATTGATGAGGCTATGCAGTGCTCAAAGGAAATTGAAAAAATGAGAGACAAGATCAAACGGTCAAATTTTTCAAATCAGTTAAAAGAATTCGAAGAACTGACAAAGCCGGAAAAAGAAGAAAAAGATGTCTCTATGCAGACATTTTTAAACATGTTTTCAATGTAAAAAGAAGGGAGAAAAAGAATGTTAGGAAACATTGCAGACACAAGACAGAGAGAAGCGGTGGCAGCACTGCAGAGCGCACTGCAGAGCGGAAACGAAGAGGAAGGAAAGAAAGCCTGGGGGCAGGTAATTGACGCAATCACAGAAAAGGTGAGAACAGACTTTGAAATGTACAACACTGATACAAATGTACTTGCTCAGAGAGGTTACAGACAGCTTACGAGCGAAGAGACAGAGTTCTATCAGAACCTTGCAAAAGCCGGAAAGGCAAGTGATCCGAAACAGGCGTTCACAGATCTGATTACAACGGATGGCGGAATGCCGGAAACTATTATCGAGGATGTGTACAGAAATCTGCTGGAAGAACATCCATTGTTAGAAAAGATTACATTCCAAAATGTAAAATATCTCACAAAATGGCTGTTAAATGATCACACAAGACAGAAAGCAGCTTGGGGACAGATTAATGGCGAGATTACACAGGAGATTGAATCTGCATTTAAGGGCGTAGAGATTACATTGCTGAAGCTGACAGCTTATGCGGTAATCCCAAAGGATATGTTGGATCTCGGACCTTCATTCCTGGATAACTATATCCGTACCATCCTGAAAGAGGCGTTATATGTAGCACTCGAAAAAGCAATCGTATCAGGAAGTGGAAAAGATGAACCGGTCGGACTGAACAGAGATATCCATGAAGGAGTAAACTTTTCGACATCCACCGGATATCCGGAAAAAACAGCAATCCAGGTAACAAATTTCCTCCCGGCAAATTATGGACCACTTGTGGCAAAATTGGCAGTCACAGAAAAAGGACGTATGAGAAGTTTTGACGAAGTGCTGATGATCTGCAACCAGGTAGACTACCTCAACAAGATCATGCCGGCAACTACGGCACTGACAACAGGCGGAACATACGCCAGAGATTTATTCCCGTTCCCGACAGAAGTTGTGAGATCGAACGAAGTGAAAACCGGACAGGCTATCCTGTGTCTGCCGGAAGAGTATTTCTTCGGGCTTGGTGAAAGTAAAGACGGAAAAATTGAATATTCGGACGAATTCAAGTTCCTTCAGGATGCGAGAACATATAAGATTAAGCTTCACGGAAATGGCCGCCCATACGATAACACAGTAGCGATTGTCCTGGACATTAGCAAACTGGATCCGGCATATGTAACTGTAAAAACTGCGGATACCGTTGTAACGGCATAAGCTATGGGCGAAGAAGAAAAAGCAAAACTTGTAGCAGCAGTAAAAAGAGAATGCCGGATAACTTGGGCGAATGATGATACAGAGAAGGAAATTACGGATATAACGGAAGATGCCATTGGAATAATGATGCACAAACTTGGAATGCATGAAGATGATCAAATGGATTTTACGAAACCGGGATTCGCCCGAATGCTGCTACTAAAGTATAGCTGGTATGCGTGGAACAAGATAGCATGTGAATTCGATAAGAATTACAGAAACGATATTATTACAGCAAGACATAAATACGAGGTAAAATATGGCGAGGAATATCTTGAATGATTACGGGGATGGAGTTGCCGAAATTTATCGCAAAAAAGACGTGGAAAAGAATGTAAAAAGCCTAGATGATTTAGAATATCTGGGCTTTTTGTGTTTCACAGAAAAGTCAAAAAGACAGCAAGACATTGAATTTGCCGAACAGCACGGAGCAAATCTGACAACTAAGATAGCAACCCCGGATCTTATACCACCGGATAGCGATTATAATGTGGTAATTAATAATGTGATCTATGCGATTATCTACGTTGATCACGATAAGAAAAACCGTGAGTTGTATTTCTATCTGGAAGAGGTAAGGAAAATTGAAAGACAAAATTAAAGAAGCCTTAAAAGAGATCGTGCCGGATGTATATTACGGTGCCGGAAGGTTCCAAGGACGCGAGAACTGGGACTGCATCGTGTTCGGAAAAAGAAGAACGGGAAAGTCAGAAAGCAAGGGTGGAATAACCAGGCGTTATTTCGTTGCGATAGTGAAAGAAGAGTACATCCCAGAAGACTTGGAGAAACAGGTGATCGAAAAGATGAAAACACTTGGATTCAAAATCTCAGATACCGACACGGCATACGATTATGTGCAGAAAGCAGGAGAGTGCATTGTAGAAATCTGCACGATGGAATTTGGAAAAACGGAAAAAAGGTGTAGCCGATGAGTTATTTTTACCTGGATACAAAAGAATTTGATAAGGTCGCACAAACGATCGAAAAATATTCCGACAGATCTGTTGCAGAGCAGATCATAAATGATTATCTGGCAAACGAGGGTGGAAAAAAGATAAAAGAGTATATCCGGGCAATCTTGCCGGTATCCGGTAGAACATGGAACGGAAAGAAAACAGCAGCCTCACAGACGGATCCATTCCGGATACAGGGGGAAAATCTTGCGGTAAAGGTATACACAAAAGGCAACTATCATTACCTGTACTTTCCAGACGATGGATCGAATACAAGACGTCACCGGGGGGATCAGCAGTTCATGTTCCGTGGTGCTGAAAAAGCCGGGGATGAGATTGTGAACGGGGTAATTGACAAATTAGTAAAACGATTGGAGGAAACATAAAATGGATGGAATCAGAGAAACAGACTTCACGGAAGTCGAAATTAAAAAGCTTGGAATCCGGATCGGAACTGCAACAAAGGCAGACGTTCTGGATTGCGTGGGAAAACTGGAAGAAGAAATGAACTGCAAAACCATGACAAAAAAATGCGGTTCCAGAATTTTAAAGACACGAACCAAAGGAACTGGTGATGGGACTGCAAAAGTATCTGCATATGTTCCACAGGATATGCTGGCTGACTTGCATGGAATGAACCGTACCGAATTAAAAGACGGGGTAATCGCTTACGGTATGAATTCGTTGCACGCAGTAGCTTGCATTACAGCAGAGGTTTTAGATGAGGATAACAACCCGAAACACAAGGCTTATCCAAATTGCACGATTCAGACGGCGTTATCAAGAAGCGTTGATAACGATTCTGAGGACATTAGTATGTTGGAACTGGAATTTGCAATCATGCCGGATGAATACGGAGAAGGATTGTATGAGGCTGTTGAAGACGATTTGAAGGATGAAACTGTAAAACAGAAGTGGATGGAAGAGTTCTCACGCAAACTTGTCGAAGCGGACACAGTATAAGGAGGAAAACTATGAAAGTAAAAGTAAAACAGAAATTCAGAGACAAATACACAGGAGACATCCGGTTCACGGGTGAAATTGTGGAGATGTCGGAAGAAAGATACAAAGAAATCAATGCCAAAAAGAACGGACTGGTGGAAAAGGTAGAAGAGAAGACGGAAGAGGTGCAGACATCGGAAGCGACCAAACTAGAAGCTGGAGCAGTAGAGGCAGAAGCAGAAGCTACAGAGCATCCGGAAACATCAGAAAAGACAGAAACACTAGAAGAAGATCCGAACGAGTTTACCAGATCTACACTCGAAAAGATGAAGGTAGACGAACTGAGAAAGAAAGCAGAAGAAATGGGAGTTGATTCCATGGGCAAAAAAGAAGAATTGATCAAACGCATTCTTGGCGAGGAGGAAAATGTAGATGAAGAATCCTAAGATTAATTATGAGGAATACGAACTTACAAATGGGGAGTGTGTGGCAATGTCCACCGCTCCTATTCTTATGTTGACATTAAGAAAAAGTGATAAAAAATCGTATGAGACATTAAGCAAAGTTTTGATAAAAGGTGTAAATGATAAAGACGCACTTGAAGTAGCGGAATTTTTGTATGCTGCCTACAAAAATGCAAATCAGGACGAAGATTGCATGTCGTTTACAGAGTTTTTCGAAAATATGGACCAGGACTGGAGAAAGAACATGGAAGTGATTAATGAGATGTATTCGCCGTCAAAAAAGCAGGATTCCGGGACGGATTCCGAAGAGTAACACGTAAGAAAGCAAAAGGTTATTTAAGACTTCCACGGTTCGAAATTGAAACCGTGGAAGATATGTACGTCTATTACGTGATTATGAATGGAATCAGCGAGGATTTGTTTTGGTATTCGGAATATAATTCCCTGCTTACGATCCTGGAAGATAAATATGCATATGAAGCGTGGAAGGCATATGCAGAAGAACAGATGTTGGAGAGAGGGTGATTGATTAAGCAACAGAGAAGCAAGCGTGAAGTTCCGGGCGGATACGAAAGAACTGACGAGCGGTTTAAAACAGGCAGAATCGTCACTGAAAGCGTTACGTGCGGAACTAAAACTGAACGAAACACAAATGAAAGGCACCGGAGAGTCAACAGACACTCTGGAAAAGAGAGAGAAACTCTTACAGAAAGAGCTGGAAGCAAGCAGCCAGAAAGTAGAATTGTTGACCGGGAAAATGGAGTCAGCAAAAGCCATATTCGGGGAAAACTCGATTGAAGCGAATAACTGGAGTGCAAAACTCGCGGACGCAAAAAGAGCACAGGAGGCTATCTCACAAGAACTCTCACAGACATCTGCAAAACTGGAAGAACAGAGAAACGCAGAGACACAGCTGTCTGCGGAGCAGCTGAAAGCAGCAGAAGAAGCAAAGAAACAAGCGGAAGCAGAAGAACAGCTAAGAACAGCTGTTGGACAGGCAGATAGTAAGATTCGGGAACTGGATCAAGAACTACAGCTGAACGAAACAAAACTGGATGGAGCAAAGAATAAAACAGACCTCTTGAAAGAACGCCAGAAACTTCTTGGACAGGAATCAAAAGCAGCTGCAGACAAGACGAAGATCTTGCGGGATGCACTGGATGAATGCGCCAGGGAAGTTGGAGAGGATTCCGAAAAGTACGCAGAATTAAAAACGGAACTGATGGAATCTAAGATCAAACAGGAAGAGATCCGGAATGAGATCAAGAAGACTTCAGAGGAATTAAGAAATCAAAAGACAGCCATTCAGTCATTTGGCGAGGGACTTGGAAAATTCGGCGAAGGGACAGAAAAAGTTGGACAGAACCTGAAAGTAGCCAGCACGGCGGCGGCCGGAGCATTGGCTGGAGCCGGGACGGCAGCAGTGCAGTTTGAATCCGCTTTCGCAGGTGTCAAAAAGACATCGGACGAAGTATTTGACGCAAATGGAAAGTGTGTATATAGCTACCAGCAGTTAGAAGACGGGATCCTCTCAATGGCAAAAGAGATTCCGGCATCTACAACGGAGATTTCTGAGGTTGCAGAAGCTGCCGGACAGTTAGGCATTAAGACTCAGGACGTCTTAGGATTTACCCGCGTTATGATCGACATGGGTAATTCTACAAACCTGTCGGCAGAAGATGCAGCAACATCTATCGCGAAATTCGCAAATATTACCGGCTTGGCCGCAGACACATCCATGACCGCAGATGAAAAATATAAAAAGATGGGCAGCACCATCGTAGATCTGGGTAACAACTACGCCACTACTGAAGCAGACATTATGAACATGGCGACCAACCTTGCATCTGCGGGTACACAGGTAGGAATGTCAGAATCTGACATTCTTGCACTGGCTACGGCGTTAAGTTCAGTTGGAATGGAAGCGCAGGCGGGCGGTACGGCATTCAGCAAAGCATTAATTGAAATGCAGCTTGCTGTAGAAACTAACAGTGATTCGTTGAAGGACTGGGCGGACGTAGCTGGAATGAGCACCAGCGAATTCTCCAAGAGATTCAAGGAAGACGCTACAGGCGCACTGGAAGCATTCATCGAAGGTCTTTCAAAATGCGGAGGAGAAAGCGACTCCGCTATCAAAGTCTTAAATGATATGGGCATTACAGAAACGAGAATGCGTGATGCATTACTAAGATCTGCGAATGCAAGTGATGTGTTTACGTCGGCAATCAGCACCGGAAAGAATGCCTGGGAAGAAAACACAGCATTAACCAATGAAGCGAATAAACGTTATGAAACGACGGCGTCGAAGCTGGCTATTATGAAGAACAATCTGTATGATGCCGGAATCACCCTTGGGAATATCTTTCTCCCGATGATTGCGGAAGGGACACAGAAAATCACAGGATTAGCACAGAAAATTGATGATCTGGACGGCGGACAGCAGAGAATGATACTCGGCATTATGGGAATTGTTGCGGTATTGTCTCCATTACTGATCGGCATCGGGAAGGTGTCTATCGGAATATCTTCGGTTATTGGACTTGGATCAAAAATAAGCGGGCTTTTTGCCGGAACTGCAGTAGCGGCAGCGGAAGCTGGAACAGCCACAGAAGAAGCTGGAGTTGCGATGGCAGGGGCTGGAGGAGTGGCTCTAGGACCAATTCTATTAGTAACAGCTGCAATAGCCGGAGTGGTGGCTGGAATGGTTCTCTTATGGAATAAAAGCGAATCATTCAGAGATTTCATAACAGGAATTATTGACACTGTAAAAAGTTCTATCACAGGGTTCCTAGACGGAATCAATATTGATGAAAAACTAAGCGGAATAAAAAGTGCAATATCCGGACTGAGCGATAAGCTGTCTGGGCTTGAAAATCTATTTAAGGCGATCGGCGCAATTTTGGCAGCAGTTTTGGTACCGGCGATCGGACTGCTGGCAGCAGGTTTTGGCGCTGTCTTAAACATGATTGAACCGTTAATTGGCACGGTCGGAGGAATTATAGATATACTGTCTGGACTGGGCGATATGATAGTTGGAGTGTTCACTGGTGATATAGATCTGGCAAAAGCAGGCCTGAAATTGTTTGGGACAGGCATTGTAGAAGTATTTAGTGGATTATGGGGAGAAATAACAGGTGCACTGGATGGATTCGCTTCAGGACTTGCAGGTTTCTTCGGAACTTTAATACATATTTGTGGCATAGATACGTTTATAAGCGGTGTCATAGAAAAAATTACGGGTATTGCAGAAAAAATTTCGAATACATTACAAATAATCACCGGCATTGTGGGTGGTGGAATTGCATCGATATTGGAAAAAGTATCGGGAATATTCCAAACAATCGGTAATATTATAACGGTTGGCGTTATGTTGATTGGAGAAATAATATCGGCAGCGTTCCAGATTATCACATTGCCATTCCAATTCATATGGGTGAACTGCAAAGATACAGTTATACAGGTATGGAATGAAATAAGTACGAGAATCAGTGGTGTTATAGATACGATCGCAACAATAGTGTTAAACGGATTTGCACTTGTGAAAACATATATCATATCTCCGATCAGCGGCGCATTTACGATGGTTGTAAGCGTATTCGAAGGAATTAAGAGTGGAATCACCACAAGAATAAATGGTGTGAAAACATCGGCAAAGGCAGGATTCGAAACTGTAAAAAGCAATATTACGGGACCGATTAACGGTGCAAAAAGCATGGCGATAAGTATATTCGAAGGAATTAAGAGTGGAATCACCACAAGAATAAATGGTGTGAAAACATTGGCAAAGGCAGGATTCGAAACTGTAAAAAGCAATATTACGGGACCGATTAACAGTGCAAAAAGCATGGCGATAAGTATATTCGAAGGAATTAAGAGTGGAATCACCACTAGAATTAACGGCGCACGAAACGCGGTAAAAAATGCGATATCGATTATTAAAAGTGCTTTTCATTTTTCTTGGAAACTTCCAGACTTAAAGTTGCCGCACATAAATATCGAAGGAAAATTTTCTTTGACACCTCCATCAGTACCACATTTCAGTATCGCCTGGCGCGCAAAAGGAGCGATATTCGACCAACCTACCATATTCCCTACCCGTCTCGGATGGCAGGGAGTAGGCGAAGCAGGACCGGAAGCAGTCACACCGATCACAGTACTCCAGACGTATGTAGCAGATGCTGTTGAGAGAGGACTAGAACGATTACAGAGAACAGAAAGAGATCCAATAGACTATGACAGACTTGCCATGGCTATGGCAAAAGTACATACTACTGTGGAATACAATGGCAGAGAATTTGGACGAGTGATAAGAGAGGTTACTGAATGATATATTATGAAAATAATAATGGAACCAGGATGGATTTGGATAACTGGCCAGTGGTAATCGAGGATATTACGGAATTATACGGGAAAGAGTGGAAATATTCCGCAACGGAAAATGTAAATGCAAATAGAAAAAAGTTGGATAAATTCTATAGGACCGGAATGAGCAAAAAAATAACATTGCAAGTATACGCGGATACAAAAGAAGAATATTGCGATGTAATGGACCAGCTGAACGAAATAACAGATATAGACATCATTGAAAAAAAGCCTGGAAAACTATGGGTGGGAGATTATTATCTGGAATGTTATATAACAGAATTAAATCCGAAAGAGTACGATGAGATATTCTATACAGTAGATGTGGACGCTACAGTAGAAGCGTTCACGTCTTACTGGATCGGCAAAAAAACATATACATTTCACAGCTATGGAATCACGTCTAGTGATAATAAACGGTATCCGGGAAAATATCCGTATCGATACGCGAACGGAATGACGAGCAACTACCTTATTAATCCGAATTATACATCATCAAATTTTCAAATGATTATTTACGGACCAGTTGTCAATCCTCAAGTCACGATAGGAAGCAACACATATCTGGTCAATATTACATTGGAAACAGGAGAATATCTTCGAATTGACAGCCGTTCCAGAACTATCGCAAAAGTACTGAAGAATGGCGAAGAGATGAACGCATACCACTGCAGGAGCAAAGGAAGAGAATTCTTCCAAAAGATTCAGCCGGGGCGACAGATGGTATCCTGGACGGGAAAATTCGAATTTGACATTACTGTAATCGAAGAAAGGAGTATACCGAAATGGACAGCCACACCTTAGAAGACACAATATCAAAAATTCGTTTCATAACGACAAAACCGACCGGAGAAGAATGCGGAGAACTGTGCGATAGTGCGGAGGCAGATATGGACATTGGAAACACAAATGATTTCGAGGTCACGATAGCGGTGTCAGATTATGACACTGAACGCATGGGATACAGATGCCGGATATTCGCTCCGGGAACAGAGTATGGGGGAATTATTGGAGACATCGAATCTATATCCGGTACACGAAAAGTTGCACTGCGTGGAAGAACATGGAGAGGAATGCTGGAGTACAAGATAGTTGAGCCACCGGCCGGACAAGACCATCTGACATTGTCAGGAGAATTAAATACAGTAATCAGAAGATTGATAGGAGATCGCTTTGGCGGTCTCTTTGTCGTTCCGGAAGCGGATACAGGGATAACAGTGAATAACTGGCGGGTCGACCGCTACGTGACGCTCTATGATGCCCTGCAGAAGCTGGCAGACAATTATGGATGCAGGTTACAGATCTGTTACGTACAGCCAGAGGGACTGGAATATGGTTATGTAACAGTACGGGCAGCACAGATTAAAGATTATTCAAAGGATCTGGAGTACAGCCAGGAAGATGGCATACATGTAACTGTAAGAGATAACCGTAATGGCGTAAACCATCTGGTATGTGCTGGACGAGGCGAGAATCAGGACAGAATCGTCTTACACCTGTACGTACAGAAAGACGGAACGATCGGAAAAACGCAATATTATAAAGGCCTAGAAGAAATAGAGGCGGTATATGATTATTCCGGTGCGGACAAAGAAAAACTCGAAGAGGATGGAAGAAAAAAACTGAAAGAACTGCAGAACTACAAGAAATGCACCATGACAGTTGATGATATAGATCTGGAGCTTGGCGATATAGTATCCGGCTACGATGCTATAACGGATACGCAGGTTATCAAACCAGTCATACAAAAGATCCTGAAGATGCAGAATGGAAATATAACAATAGACTACAGCGTGAAAGGAGACGAATAAATGGCAGGAATGAAAGGAATTACGGTTAACACAGCACCGGAAGCCGAGCCGCATATATATGCTGAAGACGATGCGGCTATATACCAGGCAATATTTGGCGGTGACGGCGTGTCTACAATTGGACAAGCCTGCAAAGCTACTATACTTAGCAATAATAAAGTAAGAGTGGCGGACGGAGTAATCTGCGTGGGTGGACATATGGCAAGAATCCCGTATGGAGAATATGAAGATTGCGAGATTATGAATGGACAGTCGGAAAAAAATAGAAACGACATTATTGTAGCGAAATTCGAAACCACTGGTACTGGTGGAATTGATACCATGACTTGTGAAGTGATTCAGGGAACGGCCGGAGAGACTGCTACAGATCCAGAGCTTACACAAGACGATATATATACCGGCGGAAAGACAAGGGAACTCCCACTGTACAGGGTAAAGATAGAGGGACTGAGTATAGTAGCGGTAGAGCAGATGTTCAGGCTAAAACCAACGGCGGAAGAACTAAAGCTGTTGATTGAGTCCGTTGACAAGAAACTGACTAATAAAACACCAATTTACGGGACCACAGCTCTTATTGAAACCCCAGCTAATGGTTACAAAGACACAACTGTGAAATTTGGAAAAACTTTTTCAAAAGCACCGTTCGTACTATTAACGTTATCTGGTGGCTCACAAAACACCAAAACTTTTGCAGCGCAGGTTAAAGATGTATCTACGACTGGAATGACAATACGAACTGTTAATGGGTATAGTTCAAGCGTATCAATGTTTATTAATTGGTGTGCATTTCCAAAGGGGGCATAGATGAGAATATTACAGTTTAAGGTGACCGGCCAGAACCTCAGCAAAGACGGAGATTTCTCTGGTATTGTGGCCGGAACAAAAGGGTATCTGTATACGGAATATAACTTCGATTCGGAATGGGACGGTTGCAGGAAGGCAGCCGTCTTTTCAAGATACGAAAAAGAATATCCTGTCCCGATCATGAATGGCAAATGTGCAGTACCGAACGAAATCACGGAATATAAACGTTGGAAAGTATATCTGGTAGGAGAAAAAGCAGGATATCGTATCACAACGAATGAAGTGGAGGTGTATCAATCATGACCGTAGAAGAAGCATTAGCAGCATCGGTGGTCGAACCGGTCAACGACATTTTTGAAATCGACCCGGAAACCCGTGTAATTACAGTCCCGGCATCCGAAAAGCTGTTCGGTGTAGCAAATGACGGGAACTCCGAAAGGAAGCATTTTCGATGTCCAAAAATCGTAGGGGACAACATCGATCTGTCTACCATGCACCTGTACATCAATTACCAGAATGCCAACGGAGATAAATATCCGTACTTGGTAGAGGACGTACAGACAGATGGCGACTATATCACATTTTCGTGGCTGATCGGTCCAGATGTGGTCGAATATAAAGGACAGATTAAGTTCATCATGTGTGCCAAAAATGGGGCGACCACAGAATGGAATACTACTCTTGCAGAAGGTACCGTACTGGAAGGTCTGGAAGCTACAGATGAGGTGGTGGAACGAAATCCGGATATCATCGAACAGATTCTGGCTAGACTGGACAATGTAACGGAAGTTCCACAGGAGAAAATCAGTAGTGCAGTAGAAGAGTACTTACAGAAGAACCCCGTATCCGTCCCAACAAAACTCTCCGACCTACATGACGACACCACACATCGGACAGTGACAGATACTGAGAAAGAATCGTGGGACAGCAAGTCCGACTTCTCTGGCAATTACAATGACCTGGAAGGCAAGCCTACCATTCCAACAGTACCAAGCACTCTCCCAAACCCACATAAGCTTACATTCACGGGTGCAGTCACAGCGGAATACGATGGTTCTGGCGCAGTCACAGTTACGATTCCAGAAGCATCTGGTGGTTCCAGTAGCACTGTAAGGGTAGAGAAAGGTTCTACTGACACGACAGTCGAATTAGAGCCTAACAAGCTCTATATCTTCCCGGAGATGGCAAGCTTAACTTATACCCTTGCTGAACCAGCAGATGCAAGTGTAGCCAATGAATATCACTTTGTATTCAAGAGCGGTTCGACTGCTACAGAATTAGTGCATCCATCGACAGTTAATATCGGTAGCTTTACAGTCGAGAGCAACAAGGTATACGAGGTGTCAATCTTAGAGGGGCTGTTGACTAGCCAGAATTGGAGTGTGAGCTGATATGTTAAGACGGAGAGCGTTAGGAAATGAGGCAGAAAGTATGATAAATGAAGAGTTTGAACTTGTTGCAACTGCAAACATAACGGAAGAAACGGCTACTGTAGAAATACAGTTGAGCAAACCTTGCACAGATTTATATTTGTTTTGTGAGAATTTAAAAGCAACAGTTAATTCGCAATTAATTATTGGTATAGGTAATAACAATACTATATCAGGTGTAAATAGTGAATTATCAGCAAATGTACAGAATACCATTCAGCATATACGAAAGATAGGAAAGACGTGGATGAGGACGGGAAATAATCATGCGCAGTATCCATTATCTACTGCCGCGTCAACAATGTATACTGTAAAAATAAAAGCAAATAAGCAAATGCCAGAACAAATTTCTACAATTACATTACTAGCAAATGTGGGCAGTGCTAAAATCGTATCTGGCACAATAGAAATCTACGGGAGGTAATTGACATGAAACGTAAATTAACACAAAATCTTGTCAGTCAGTCAGTCAGTCAGTCAGTCAGTCAGTCAGTCAGTCAGTCAGTCAGTCAGTCAGTCAGTCAGTCAGTCACAGCACAGCTTAAGGCGTAGGTTGCTTAATGCACAAGAAGAAACAAGCGAATGGCTCTATGAAGCTTACCTAACTGATACTAGAGAGTGGTACGGCAAGCGGTGCCCGGCTATCGTATTCGACGTGAAGCAAGGAGAAAAGTATTATATTGAATGGAGTAATGTTAGAACACAGAACAAATACATCTATGATATGCGTAGGTGTGGTGGAATGTACAAAGTGTATGCTTACAAAAGCGGAGATGTAGAGACAACCGATACATCGGGAACTATCGAGATTACCATTCCGGCAGACGGAACACTATATGTTGGCGTTGGAAGCAACGCTAAGTTAGCGCATGGAGGTTATAATACCGCTTGTTTTGACGGTGATTACATAAAAATAAAGAAAGCGAGGTGATTAAAAAATGTACGCAAAATTAGAAAACGGCTATCTTAGAAGTGCGACAAAGACCGTACAGTGGCAAGGACACACGGTCAACAACCCGTCCGCAGATAAGCTCGCAGAGTTGGGCTACAAGCCTGTGGTGTACACAGATATGCCGACAGATGCACCAAGCGGACAGCACTACGAATCTGGATGGGAAGAGGGAGACAAGATAGTTCAGACGTGGACACTTACGGACGACCCAGTCTATCCAGAACCGGAGCTGTCCGCAGAAGAAGCACTTAATATAATCATGGGGGTGGTACAGTGACAAGAGAACAAGCAGAACAGTTGCGGAAGCTGTTGGAAAACCAGACAGCCAACATGACCGATGAACAGATATTGAAGTATCCAGACTTTGTAGAGAAGTGGGAAGCTGGGAAAACTTATGCAGTCGGTAAGAGATTGGAGTATTCAGGCACTATCTACAAGGTACTTACCGCACACACAAGCCAAGATACATGGACGCCACCGGATGCACCGTCTCTGTTCGCCAAGGTGCTTATACCGGACAGTGATACGATTCCAGAGTGGGAACAACCGGACAGCACGAATCCATACAGCAAGGGCGATAAGGTAACACACAATGGCAAGACATGGATTAGCACGGCAGACGGGAATGTCTGGGAACCGGGCGTGTATGGATGGGAAGAGGTGCACACAAACTAATCATTGGCAGAGTTCTCCTTCTGCTGTATAATTGCAGTGGAAGGAGAAAAAAGAACGTGAATAATAAAAATGGTGAATGGTATAAAAAAACAACAAGGTATATTTGGAAGTTCATAAGATATATTTGGAAATGCATGAATGGGAGAAAATGGTATTCATTATTACTTTTGCTTAGTTCATTATATGTATGGAAGTACCGTTTTGAAATAAATCAGCTGAAAGAATTGAATGCGAAAAATATAATATTTATTTTGTGGATTTTTTTGTTAGCATTTCCGTTATTTTCAGAAATGGAGATACTTGGGATTAAGGTAAAAAAGGAAGTTGAAAAGGCAACTGAAGAAGTTAAAGAATCCTTGAAAAACATTCAGACACAAATCATACAGCTACAAATGAATAATTCGGTATCTAATAAGATTAGTATAGAAAATACTCCATTGCCGTCAGAAAAAACACTCGAGGATATGCAGAAAAATATTTCTGGTTCAGAAAAAGAGGTTTCGGAGTTGGAAATTCAGAACAACAGAGATAAAAATATATTTTTATTCGAGACTAGACAAGAAATAGAAATGGCTTTACGTGAAATATGTGAGAAAATAGGACATCCTGAAATATTAGCGAGTATGGAAATGTTGCGGTTAATAAGTGAGAAGGAACTAATTGACAATGGTACTGAAAAATTAATTATGGAAGTTCAAAAAATTACTAGTCGTGGCATACATGGAGAAATAGTGAGTGATGAATACATAACGTTTGTAAAAACTGTTCGTCAAAAATTATTACAACAGCTTAAAGAAATATCAAAAAAAATCGAATACATCAAATGTCTGAATTGTGGATATTCTGGATATTCGAAAGACGGAAAAATTTGCCCTAAATGTGGTAAAGATTGTTCTGTGGATTTTTGGTAAAATCATGATAAGAGCGGAATTACCGCTCTTATTTTTATGGAGGTATACATGGAAATCAGAGCAAGACCGTAAGGTCTTATTTTTATACGCAAAATTAAAGAATCGAGGTACATAGAGTGTATGTAGACGTAAACACAATCATTACTGCTGGAAGCTTATTAACGGCCGTAGTGGTTATCTTTTCCGCTGTTTTCGCAGTATACAAGTGGTATTTAAGACAGAATGAGCAGGATAAAGAGATAGAAAGAATGAAATCAGAACAATGTTTGCTTACTTATGGAATTCTGGCTTGTCTGAAAGGTTTGAAAGAACAGGGATGTAATGGACCTGTTACAGAAGCAATAGACAAGATTCAGAAGCATATAAATAAGCAAGCGCATGATCAGGAGGATTAAGCATGGATATTAGTACAATAGGAACAGTAGTAGGGATCGTAGCAATCTGTTATGTAATTGGACTTGGCTGCAAGGCATATGAGAAAATTCCAGATAAATGGATTCCGGTCATCATGGCCGTATGTGGCGGAGTTCTGGGCGTTGCCGGACTCTATACAATGCCGGACTTTCCAGCCGGTGATGTGATCAATGCAGTTGCGGTCGGAATGGCCAGCGGATTAGCGGCAACTGGAGTAAATCAGTTATATAAGCAGCAGTGTAAGTAGAGGGCGAATAATCGTCCTCTTATTTTTGAAAGGAATGAAGATATGAAAGATTATGTAGAAGTAAATGAAGAAAAATGTGGAGAGGTACATAATTATATGTGCGTAAAATCAGTCGATGGAAAAACATATTGCCGTGGATGCGGAAGTGTTATAGCGGAACATATTAACAGCACAAAGCATATGGAGAAATAAAGGATACGTGCGACGTCGCACAGAAAGGAGCAATTATGGCACATTTATTTTTAATAGCCGGACACGGAGCCGGTGACAGTGGAGCTGTTGGATACGGTTACACCGAGGCAGAGAGAGTCCGTGCACTTGCAAGACGAATCGCAGCGTATGGAGGAAGTAATGTTACTCTTGGAGATACAAACCGGAACTGGTATGTTGATAAAGGTATCAGCTCACTCAAAATCTCAAAGGGTTGGCAGATCCTGGAACTTCATATGGACAGCAATGTATCGACAGCCAAAGGTGGTCATGTAATTATTAAAGAAGGATATAATCCGGATCAGTATGACACGGCGCTTGCTAACTTCATTGTTTCCTTCTTCCCTGGAAGAGCAAATAAGATTGTAGGCAGAGCGCATCTTGCAAATGTCAATCTCGCAGCTGCAAAAGGTTACAGCTACCGGTTGCTGGAAAATGGATTCATTACAAACCAGGGGGATCTCAACAAGTTCAACAGCCAGATTGACGATCTCGCAAGAGGGATCCTCAAAGCATTCGGAATCTCGTCTGCAGCACCAGTAGCATCAGTTAAGAAGAAAGCAGAACCAATCGACGGAGAGATTAAGGCTGGTGGAGTATTCCAGAACAAGACTGATAAGTTCGGTACAATCTCATATCAGGCTCACATGAGAGGATTTGGATGGGGTAACTGGCAGTCCGATGGCTTAATGGTTGGTTCTACCGGTCAGAACCGTAGAATTGAAGCACTGCATATTAAACCAGATGGTGAAACAGATGTTGTAGTTCACATGAAGAGCATCGGCAACAAAGAATACAAGAACATCACCAAAGACACTCTGATCGGAACCACCGGACAGAACAGAAGATTGGAAGCAATCCGGATCACCGGAAAGGAATCTTTCTACCTGTACAGAGTCCACCAGAAGAGTATTGGCTGGTCAGAATGGGCCAACAACGGAGAGTGGG